CTATGTCAAGGTGGTGGTAATCAACAAAACTAATCCCTATCTATTTGACAAGTTCATGGCAAACTTATATGCCGTAAATCCTATCGATGTTACCATTGCCGAGGACTTTACAGACTTGACAGAAGGTGTGGATGATGATATGATTAATGAAGCAGAAGATACTCTCACCATCATTAACAAGTATGTGGATAGTATCCAAGAAGAACATATTGACAATACAAAATTAAAAACCGTTCTCAAAGAACTTTATGTTGAGGCATTGAATACAGAACAGGCATGATTTATTTTCACACTATACGATGGAAAAACATATTATCAACCGGTAATAGTTTTACTGAAATAAAATTAGACAAATCTCCAAACACATTGGTCGTTGGTCACAATGGTGCAGGTAAGTCCACAATTCTGGATGCCTTATGTTTTGGTTTGTTTGGTAAACCGTTTCGTAAAATCAATAAACCAAACTTATTAAATTCCATCAATCAATCTAACGGTACGGTTGAGGTTGAGTTTAATATTGGCAAAAAGGAATACAAGATTGTTCGTGGTATCAAACCAAATGTGTTTGAAATCTATTGTAACAATGTATTGGTTAATCAAGATGCGGCTGCTAGAGATTACCAAGAGGTGCTTGAGAAATCGATCCTTAAACTTAATATGAAATCGTTTACTCAGGTCGTTATTCTTGGTTCTGCCTCTTTCACTCCTTTCATGCAGTTATCTCCGGCAGACCGCAGGTTGATTATTGAGGACTTACTAGATATACAAATCTTCTCCTCAATGAATGGACTAGTCAAAGAAAAACTATCTGAAATCAAAGAATCAAATAACAAAGTTAAGTATGATATGGACCTTACTGCTGAGAAAATCAAGATGCAGAAAGATGCCATTGAAGAACACAAGAAACACAATGAAGATGAAATCTCCAAGAAATGGAAAGAAGTAGAAGAATCAAATGCTCAATGCCAGAAACTTGGCAAAGACATTATGTTAATTCAAAAACATATTGATGTGTTGAATAGTAAGATTTCTGATAAGATATTCACAGAAAAGAAAAGTTCTAAACTGTTACAGTTAGAAACTAAACTGGAAACACGATTAAAGAAGTTGGAAAAGGAACAAAAGTTCTATGAACAAAACCATGACTGTCCTACCTGTAAACAAGGAATCGATGATTCTTTCCGAAGTGAACAATTGTCTACAATCAATACTACAAAAACAGAAGTTGTATCAGCAGTCAGAGATATTGAGTCGCAAATCTCAAATACAAATACCAGAATCGAACAAATCCAAAAAATAGTTAAACACATTCAAGAACACAATAATGAAATTGTCAAACATAATTCCACCATATCAGCAATACATTCTTACATTGATAAACTCCAAAAAGAGATTGGTGATTTATCAACCAAGAAAGATTCATTAGAGGAAGAAAATGGTAAGTTGAAAGAGTTACGAGAGGAACTTAAAGTGTTGGTAACAAACCAAGAGGAATTATCCAATCAAAAACAATACTATGATTACGCCTCAGGTTTATTGAAAGATAGTGGTATTAAAACTAGAATCATCAAGCAATATTTACCAATTATGAACAAGTTGATTAACAAGTATTTGGCTGCCATGGACTTTTTTGTAAATTTTAATATTAACGAGAATTTTGAAGAAACAATTAAGTCCAGACACCGAGATGAGTTTGCTTATGCTAACTTTTCAGAAGGTGAAAAAATGCGTATAGACCTTGCCTTGTTGTTTACGTGGCGACAGATTGCTAAGTTGAAGAACTCCACAAACACCAATCTATTAATTCTTGATGAGGTGTTTGATTCTTCATTGGATACTGTTGGTACGGAAGAATTTTTGAAATTGATTCATGATATGGGAAATGAAACAAATGTGTTTGTTATTTCCCATAAAGGTGATGTATTGTTTGATAAATTTAGAAGCGTAATTAAGTTTGAAAAGAAGAACAACTTTAGTCAGGTAACCAAATGAGCATATTAAGAGAATACACAAATCAACATCATAGGTGGGTTGAAGAAAAACCTTTTGTGCAATATTTACTAAAAGGTGAAATAACCAAAGAACACTATGTAATGTATCTACAACAATTTTTTAGGGTGTATAGTAATTTGGAATATTATTCCGAACTTTCTCAACTCACACAAAGTTTACCAGATTTGAAAAGGTCAAATCATATAATACAAGATTTGAATGAATTGGGATCTATACAATTGGGACCAATTTATGAAAGCACAAACAAGTACAGAGAAAGAATTTTACAACTTTATTATGATAATGAAAATAGACATAAATTAATGGCCCACATCTATGTACGACATATGGGTGACTTGTATGGTGGAAAACTTATTATGCGTAAAGTTCCCGGATCAGGAAAAGCATATCAGTTTGAAGATAGACCGGGTTTGATTAAAGCAATCGACAGTAAGTTAAATGTTGAATTGGTAGACGAAGCAATTAGAGCTTTTGAATTATCTGGAGAAATATTTGATGAATTATGGGAGAAAATAAATGTCTGAAAGAAATTCTGATACAATTATATTTAATACTGAAGCAGCAGTAAAATCTTCAAATTATGTACAGGAAAAAACTGTACCTATTTTTAATTTGGTTTCGGAAGAACATCCATTTCTCAAAGAAATTATGCCAGAATTTGATTTTAAAAATCCTCCTGTAAATCCTATGGAATTTGCATCTTCTATGGTTGAAACCTGTAAGAAAAACAATGGTTACGGATTATCAGCCAATCAATGTGGATTTAAATATAGAGTGTTTGTAATGGGTACTGGTGACGATTATGTAGCATTTTTTAATCCTAGTATTGTTTTAGAATCGAAAGAAACAAACCATTTGGTGGAAGGATGTTTATCTTTTCCATTATTGGGTTTGAGAATTACCAGGCCTGCAGAAGTGGCAGTAACATACCAAGACTATAATGGTGAATGGAAGCAAGCACAATTTAGTGGTATATCTGCTCGTTGTTTCCAACATGAGCTTGACCACATGAATGGAATCGTGTATACTAGTCGTGTAAAACCTTTGGCACTTCAACGAGGTGTGGAAAAAAGAAATAAAATTATGAAAAAAATGAGAATTAAATAATGGCAACACCAGTTGAATATGTAGAAAAACAATGGGAAGAATGGCAGGAAAAAAATCCTGTTTCCTCCTTTGAACATATTGATGAAACACACATGAAAGAAATCCTAATCAAGGATTTGACTTATGCTTCTCAAATGGATGTTCGTGAATATACATTATATCAAAAGTGGTGTGAAGTTAAAGAGCGATATCCAATGCACGAGGTGTCTACCGTTTTTGGCCAAGAAATGCAAATGGTGGATCCAAACCAAAGAAAAATGGTAAATGAAGTTAAATCAAACTTCTGGACGCCAAAAGAACCAGATGATTATGAAAAATTAAAACCTATCATGGTTCTATCAAATGGACCTGAAGCTGAAAGATGGAATGCCATTAGAACATTTTCATCTACAATGAAAAACAATTCTAACATTGGTCGTAATCTATTCTATGTTTTGACTGATGAAGTAACAGGTAAGTATCTTGGAGTTATCTGTATCTCCTCAGACTTCCTGGACTTGACTCCGAGAGATAATGCAATTGGTTGGTCAAGAGATGTAAAAACACAACAGCACATGATTAACCACACCGCAATCGGTTCTACGATTGTTCCATTACAACCACTTGGTTTTAATTATATGGGTGGTAAATTATTGGCATTAATGTGTTTATCTGATACTGTTCAAAAAGATTGGAAACGACAATATGGAGATACGTTGGTGGGAGTTACAACTACGTCATTGTATGGAAAAACTAAAGCGGGAGGGCTTTCCCAATATGATGGACTCGAACATTGGAACGCTATGGGATTCTCGTCTGGTTCTGTGGCCTTTGAACCGAGCAGGGGAACAAAAAAACTTGTGTTCGATTGGATTAAAGAAAACCACACAAGAAAATATTTTGAATGGTGGGAAGCCAAAAATACACAAGGACTTCCACTCAAGCGGGACCACAAAAATCGTTCTTTGAACTTTGCTTATTCTAAACTTGCCATACCAAAAGAATTGATTAGAACAGAACATCAGCGTGGTATCTATTTTTCTCCGTTGTATACCAATACAAATGAATATCTAAGAAAAGAAATTACAGATACCGATTTGGTAAAAGCTTTTGATACCAGTGAGGAAGCATTAGGCAATATTTGGAAAACAAAGTATGCTAAAGGTAGAATTCGGCAGTTACAAAAGAAGAATGCCGTTTCTTATGAAACATTGTTCTATGATGACCTTATCGAATTGACTTGGGAAGAAACCAAGGCAAAGTATTTACCACAAGTTGGTCGATAATCATTTATACCACAAAAACACTTGACTTATATACTATATAATGTTATGATGTGAATACTCGTTCAACGAGGTTTTATTATTAATTTACTATGGAGTTTTATATTATGAAAAATCAATTATCTGCTAAACAAAAAATCCTTAACTACTTGAGCAAAAAAGAAGGTTACAATACCTTATCTGTTGCACAAGCTCGTGCTCGTTTTGGCATTCAAAATGTTTCTGCCCGTGTAGATGAACTTCGTCAAGAAGGTCATGTAATCTACACCAATACTGTCAAGCGTGGTGATGGTTCTAAGGTTCGTGTTTATCGTATGGGTAAACCAACTAAAGGCCTCGTTAAAGCCGCAATCAAAGCTGGTTATTCTTTCGCAGGTTAATCGCTTAAGTGGAGGAGTTTAAACTCCTCCTTTTTTTATATTCATGGAGTAAAAATGGAAATTTCAATAACAAAAGAAGATTTACAAAAGAAAAGTTTATTCATTGCCACACCAATGTATGGTGGTATGAACCATGGTTTATACATGAAAGCGTGTTTGGACTTACAAGGTCTCTGTATGCAATACGGAGTGCAAGCCAAGTTTTCATTTTTATTCAATGAATCTTTAATCACCAGAGCTCGTAATTATTTGGTTGATGAATTTTTAGAGCGGTCTGGTTGTACTCATATGTTGTTTATTGATTCGGACATTCATTTCGATCCTCGTGATGTCATGGCTTTGTTGGCTCTAGATAAAGATGTATCTGGTGGTCCTTATCCAAAGAAAGCAATCAAATGGCGTTCAGTCAAAAAAGCTTTAGAAAATAATCCATCATTAGAAGCTGGACTTTTAGAAAAAGTAACAGGGGATTATGTGTTTAATCCTGTTAAAGGTACAGCACAATTCTCGGTAACCGAACCATTAGAAGTTTTAGAAATTGGTACCGGCTTTATGATGATTAAAAGAGAAGTTTTTGTAAAAATGCGTGATGCTTACCCAACAATTAAATATAAACCTGACCATGTTGGCCAAGCGCACTTCGATGGATCTCGTTATATCCATGCTTATTTTGATACAGTAATTGATACTGCTGATTCTATGACAGGTGGTGGTTCTGAAAGATATCTGTCAGAAGATTATATGTTCTGTCAAATGTGGCGTAAGATTGGTGGAAAAATTTATCTGTGTCCTTGGATGAAAACCTCACATATTGGTACCTATCACTTCCAAGGAGATATGCCAGCTGTGGCAAATTATGTTGGAGAAATGTAATGCCTTGGACGTTATCAGAAATTCCTGAAGAAGATAAAATTAAAGTGATGTTGGAAAAAGATCGATTGGTACAAGAAGCACCTTATCATCCAGGTTATGAAGATGCAGTAATGGGTTATACCGACAAACCAATTGGTCGTAAATTTGATGGAGGTAAACTAGAATATGGTTTACTTCCACCACATGCACTAGAAGAAACGGTAAAAGTATTAACTTTTGGTGCACAGAAATATGAACGTGATAACTGGCAAAAGGTGCCAGATTCCAAGCGTAGATACTTCGATGCCTTACAACGTCATGTGTGGGCATGGAAAACGGGAGAACAATTAGATCCCGAATCTGGTATACATCACTTGGCACATGCTATGTGCTGCTTGATGTTTTTATTTGAACATGATACAATATATTCGTTACATAATGAGGAAACAAAATGAAATTATCATCAGAAACATTAACGGTATTAGCTAATTTTGCCAAGTTAAATCCCGGCATCGAGTTTAAAAAAGGTAATACACTAAAAACAATCTCTACAGGTAAAACTGTATTGGCCAAAACCACTTTGAAGGATGAATTTCCTCATGATTTTTGTGTGTATGATTTACCACAATTTTTATTGGTTTATAATCTACATAAAGATACAGAAATTGATTTTGATGATTCAAATGTTATCTTCAAATCTGGCAATGGACGTAATAAAACAAAATATCGTAAATCACAAAAAGATGTTATTGTTGTACCGCCAGAAAAAGAGTTGGCTTTACCTTCTAAAGATGTTACATTCACACTCACACAAGAAGATTTTGCATCTATATTGAGTACATCCTCAGCACTACAATCACCACATATTGCCGTGGAATCTGATAGTGATAAAATCTATTTGACAGCATTTGATGCTACAAATGATGCAGCACACACCAATTCAATTGAAGTTGGTGAAGGCAATGGCAAAAAATTCAAATCTGTTTTCTTGACAGAAAATCTGAGATTGATTCCGGGAACTTATGAAGTAGAAATTTCTTCAAAAGGACTGGCATCTTTTCAAAATAAAAATCAAGACATTCAGTATTGGGTCGCAGTAGAAGCAAAATATTCAAAATTTGGAGAATAATATGTTATTAAATTTTACAGAAACATCAACACAAAAAAGTATCGCAGTTAATCCTACAGCAGTAACTTCAGTATTTACTGCACCTCAGGGAGAATATGAAGGTAAAACGGTTATCACATTAGGTCAACAACCTGTTTTGGTTGAAGAATCTTTTGTGGAAGTTGTTGGCCAACTCAACGGTGCATTGAACTAATGAGTGTTTACATTCAAACAATCTATGGCACTCTTGATGAAAAGAATTTAAAAGAACTCAAGGGTGCTATTGAGGAAATCAATAATTACCTAAATGAAATAGAATTACGGCAAAAATTAATTAAAGAAATTTTGGATGTTACATATGATAACACAAAAATTCCTAAAAAAGTCACTAGTCGTTTAGCTAAAGTGTATCATAAACAATCCTTCCAACAAGAGTCGGAGGAATACAAAGAGTTTGAATCTTTGTTTGAAAGTATTACTGAAATTAAATAAGTTGTATTATTATATTATGGGAGTTTTTGATGGAACATTTATTGTGGGTCGAGAAGTATCGGCCATCTAAAGTGGAAGATTGTATCCTACCGGATACAATCAAATCCACATTTCAAGAATATGTCAATAAAAAAGAAATTCCAAATCTTTTATTATCTGGCAGCGCAGGCGTTGGCAAAACTACGATTGCTAAAGCATTATGTGAAGAAGTCGGTTGTGACTATATCATCATCAACGGTTCTGATGAGTCTGGTATCGATGTTCTCCGTACAAAAATTAAAAATTATGCATCATCTGTTTCACTCATGGGTGGACGCAAAGTGGTCATCATCGATGAGGCCGATTATCTCAATCCTAACTCAACCCAGCCTGCCCTTCGTGGTGCGATTGAGGAATTTGCTGGTAATTGTTCTTTCATATTTACTTGTAATTTCAAAAATCGAATCATTGATCCTATACATTCTAGATGTACCGTTGTTGATTTCAAAATCAATGGCCAAAAAGCCAAAATGGCTGCTCAATTTTTTAAACGTGTTGAATGGATTCTGGAACAAGAAGGAATTGAATACGATAAGGAAGTTGTGGCAACAATTATCACAAAACATTTTCCCGATAATCGCAGAGTTCTTAATGAGTTACAAAGATATTCTGTTTCGGGTAGGATTGATAAAGGTATTCTGTCTAATATTGCTGATATACAATTTGCAGATTTGGTTAGATGTTTATCTGATAAAGACTTCACATCTGCAAGGAAGTGGGTCACCAATAATCTCGACAACGATCCAACAAGAATCTTCCGAAGCTTATACGACAACCTACAAGAGTCGTTAAAACCAAATTCAGTACCACAGTTGGTTCTGATTCTAGCCAAATATCAATATCAAACAGCTTTTGTTGCTGATCCAGAAATTAATTTGGTTGCCTGTTTGACCGAAATTATGGTAGAATGTGACTTTAAATAACACTTTTAGGAAAAGTCGTGAACAAAGAAGAATTCAACCAGTATCTTTCAAAAAAACTACCTTGGTCTACCGTCATTAATATGTTGAATAATATTCCTCATTATTTGAATGAGAGGGAACGGTTATTCGATAAAGCCAAAATAATACAGAAATCTATCGATCACTATTCGAATGGTAAATTAAATTTTGTTGGTGAAGTTGGCTTTGACTTTTATATTAAAGATAAATCATCCAAATTTAATAATTTAAAAGTTGAGTTAAAAAGTGGACGTAATATTTTCACCGTTAAAAATAAACATAACCTTAAAAAGATTACTTCAAAAACAAATAACATAACTTTGAATAATTCAAATGGTTCCAGTTTCAATAAAGAGTATCAGAAAACTTATGATTATTTGTTGTTGGTTGATATTTCAGGTTTTGCAGTAACGACCTGGGAGGAAGTATATCCTCATGCACAAAATTGTGGATCGGGGTTTAAAGCAAATCTTCCATTAGATATACTTTCAATTAAACAATATGTTAATAGTGATAATGTTAAAAAACTCACCAAGGAAGTTCCAGATTTTTTTGACGAAGCCGCATATAAAATGATTAAATATATTGAAGAAAATGCCTGATTTATTTAAAGAAATTATACCTTCTATACTACAAACCAAAAAATCGGTTATTCATGATGATATTGACCTGAAAGACTATGTTCCTTTTGTGGTCAATAGGGCTCTGTCTTACCATATAGATTGTGTACCATATGCACAAGAATTGAACTGTCATCCGTGGATCGATTCGGATATGCAATATTCATATCTTCTAAATACCATCAGGCCTATGAAACGGAAATTTCAACCGTGGCAGAAATCACAGGCCGACAAAAACATAGAATGTGTTAAAGAATGTTTTGGTTATTCAAACCAAAAAGCTAAGGAAGCTTTACGCATACTAAATGATGAACAAATCGCTGAAATAAAAAGAAGAACAGATAAAGGCGGAAGATGATTAACATTACAGATTTGGTTGAGGTGACATTAAATGAACAAGACGACTTTCTTAAAGTTCGTGAGACCTTGACCCGTATTGGTGTCGCATCCAAAAAAGACAAAACATTGTACCAATCATGTCATATTCTACACAAACAGGGTAGATATTATATCGTACATTTTAAAGAATTATTTGCTTTAGATGGTAAACCAACAGATATCTCAGACAACGATTTATCTCGTAGGAATGCTATTGCCAACCTATTAGAAGATTGGGGTTTGGTTAAACTGGTCAATTCTAAGTCTACCGAAATACCAGAACCTATCTTCCTATCTCAGGTTAAGATACTGTCCCATAAAGAAAAACATGAGTGGCAATTGACACCAAAATATAATATTGGTAATAAAGCAAAAAATACTTGACATTTTGTATAAATAATAGTATACTTATGGTGGCGTGCTCTATGAGGCGCCAATTTTTGATAAACTCGCTTAAACACAAGGAGAAATAAGCATGACTACATCTTTAATCCCATCCCTTTTTGACTTCAAAAAATTGGATCCGTTTACCGTTGGATACGATAAGTTCTTTACAGACTTAGAAGATTTGGCTAAAACAGCATCTAAAAATTTACCGTCATACCCCCCATACAACATCAAAGCCGTTGGCAAAGATAAGTATGTAATCGAAATGGCAGTTGCTGGTTTTGCAAAGACTGACATTGAAGTGTCTTTACAAGGCAATAAACTGACCGTTCAAGGTTCCACTTCAGAAGAAGATACAAATGAAGTTCAAGATTATATCTTCAAAGGAATTGCTAACCGTAATTTCAGCAGAACATTTAACTTGGCAGATAAGATTGAAATCAAAGATGCCGAAATCGTAAATGGTATGTTGAAAATTTGGTTGGATTCTTTGGTAGAAACCCAAGCAAACATCAAAAAAATTGCCATTAAATAATTGGTAATAAAAGGGGGTTGGTTGACAACCTCCTTTCTTTGTTGTATAATTATATTATGAAACCTGTGAAATCAAAAACCGTTCTTAAAAAAGTTCGTGCTCGTAATGGTACGGATATCTTCTATACATATTCACATTGGGAAACCAAAGAGATTGATGGTATAACTTTCATTCCGGTAGTTAAAAGTCCCGACCCAATACATTTAATTAAAAATGATCCAAAACAAATTCATTATATGAAAAAAGATAATATGGAGTATGTGAAGTGAATAAATTAGAAAATATTTTTCGTGTTCGGGAACAATTCAATCCAAAAAATAAAAACCATATGTCTATGGTTCGTGACTTCTTCCGTGATGGTAGATGGGGACAATATGGCTGTCCTTTTATTTTGGAGTGGCCTTATGAAGATATTCCTTATATGCTTAAAACCAAAATCGTTGAACACACATTGAGATTGGTGGATACATTATGATTGATTGGTTAATGTATTCGGGTTGTAATATTACTTTGAAATTAAATCCGTTTCATTGGAGATTGTCTTGCAAGTATAACCACAGTAATGATGTGTGGGAACAAGACGCTCTGGTGATTGAACTTTTACCAGTTACAATTCGTATTTGGTTTGATAATGGTGAATGGTAATGGTACCAAGAAAATTAACTGCTCTCGATAAAGATAAATTAGTTACCCACTTTATGAACGATATTGTGGATAACGACAGACGCTTGCGTTTTGGTTACGATGCACCCGATACTTCTGTTTTGGATTATCTTGATAAATCTTTGGAAGATTTTGGTTACACCAACATGTGGTTCATTGTTGAAGTTGATTCGTTAGAACATTACTTTGGTAAAAGAATCATTGCAAGTTGTCATGTATCAATCGACAAGAAAACCGGAACAGCAGAAATGGGTTGTACTGTTTCTCCTGATTGTCGTAATCAAAAGATTGGTCAAGAATTATTCAATCGTGGTATTACATGGGCTAGAATGGCTGGTGCTGAGAATGTGTTTATGCACTGCTTGTCTGAGAATAAAGTTATTCAACATATTGCTCAAAAAGGTGGTATGACTGTTGTTACGATTGACCCATCAGAAAAAGAATCTACCATTCAAGTTAAACAAAATCGGTTTGAAGCAGGATTCAAAGATTATATTATGGACCAAATTGCAATTTATGATGCAGCAATTAGACAACAAACATTTTTTGCCAAGAAGTTTTTAAAAGGTTTTGTATCATGAAACAAAAGTTCATCGATGCTTACATGGATGTGGCAGAAAGATTTGCCAAGTTATCCTCAGCTAAAAGATTACAGGTTGGTGCCATTGTGGTAAAAGATGACCGAATTATCAGTATCGGTTACAATGGTATGCCAGCTGGTTGGACCAATGAATGTGAGGTAAAAGAGTATTTTGTTGGTAATATACCAGAAAAGTATAGTACCGATCCATGGTTATTTAAAGAGGAAGATGGTGGTGTCGGTCGTCTAAAGACCAAGGATGAAGTGATCCACGCTGAGGCCAATGCCATCGCTAAACTCGCCAAGAGTAATGAATCTGGAGATGGTTCCATGATGTTCCTGACCCATGCTCCGTGTATAGACTGCGCCAAACAAATGTATACGGCTGGCATTAAAAAAGTATATTACCGTAATTCTTATAGGGACACCTTAGGTACAGACTTCCTAGAACGGTGTAATGTGGAAGTAGAGAAGATTTCACCTGGTGAAATCCAGTAGCTTGATAAATATCAAATAGTGTGATATAATATTCTTTGGAATGGTCATTATTGGGTCAATTAATTAAGGAGACCTAAAATGAAGTTAAGTATAGTTGGTTGTCCCGATAAAAAACTATTCCGTCCATATGTTAAACGGGCTGCTCTTTTTTACGCCAACGAATTGATTAAACCTAAGATGTTAGAGAACATCTTTTTAAGAATTAAATTCAATGATAAACTTGATGCTCACGGATATGCTTCCGTCATTGAGTTTTCTCGTAGTAATAAACCAAGACAATTTGAAATTGAATTACATCCTGGTATTGGTGCAGCAGAAATATTAAAAACATTAAGCCATGAAATGGTTCACATTAAACAATATTGCCATGGTGAAGTAAACATAAACCTTACCAGATGGAAAGGCACTAAGGTAAAAGAAGAAGATTATTGGTTTCAACCTTGGGAAATAGAAGCATATGGAGTGCAAGCTGGTTTGTTTACCAAGTTTGCTAAGAGAGAAGAATTATGGAATGTCTTTGATTCAGTTTGTAATCCGGATGATCCAATAGAAATAGAACCTCTCGGTTGGAAAAAAATGCCTATATAATACTACAATGAAAAATATATTTACGAATCCGTCCAATTATCATACATCACCAGCCGGAGAGTGGCAGGTAGGGGTTCGTTTGTAAAATTTTATACAAGTTTCACAACAATGAACCCTAGACTAAACATCTAGGGTTTTTTGTTTATGGGGGATTAGTGCTAATGGGAACACATCTGGTTTGCAACCAGAAATTGAGAGTTCGATTCTCTCATTCTCCACCAAGTTATGGAAATGTGGCAGAGTCCGGTTTATTGCAACAGTCTTGAAAACTGTCGAGTGTAAAAGCTCCGTGAGTTCAAATCTCACCGTTTCCGCCAAGTTCTCGTTGGTGTAATGGTAGCACAAGGCACTCCAAACGCCTTGGCGGGAGTTCGATTCTCTCACGGGATGCCAGATAATTTAGGTGTGTTCATAGTGTAATGGTGAGCACCAGAGATTGTGATTCTCTTAGTATGGGTTCAACTCCCATTGGACACCCCTAAGTTATCTATGGAAAGTTGGCCGAGTGGTTAAGGCAGCGGTTTGCTAAACCGTCATTCAGAAATGGGTGCAATGGTTCGAATCCATTACTTTCCGCCAGTTTTATTCGGAGTATCGGCAAGTGGTATGTCACTCGCTTTGGGAGCGAGATTTCGAAAGTTCGATTCTTTCTACTCCGACCAAGTGTTGTTTCCATACAACAGGCGCTTGATTTATTGTATGGTTCGTGTATAATGTTTTACTTAGTTGTTAATTTACTCGGTTCGTCTATCGGTTAGGACATCTGGTTTTCATCCAGGCAAGAGGAGTTCGATTCTCCTACCGAGTACCAATATTGAAGTGTTTTGCTCGTTACTGTTGAGCGGCATGTAATCAAAGTGATTATTGCTGGATACGGCACCGCAAAGTATACAAGAAAACACGCCAGACATTTTAGCATGTGGGCTGGTAGGAAGGGAAGCTACAGAACACTTCAATATTGGTCTTATAGTTTATCGGTTAGAATTCCGCCCTGTCACGGCGGAGGGACGAGTTCGATTCTCGTTGAGACCGCCAAAGTTTTATTGCCTTGTAGCACAGTTGGTAGTTGCGCCGCACTGTTAATGCGGATGTCGTAGGTTCGAGCCCTACCGAGGCAGCCAGAATTGGGGAAGAAGAATCAATGGTGATTCAGCGGACTGTAAATCCGCCGCCTCTGGCACGACTGGTTCGATCCCAGTATTCCCCACCAGAAAAC